CTCATCGGCAAAGCTATGGAAGCAGAGGGTATTGAAGAGCAAGCTGCTGCGTTTGAGGCAATCAGGCAATCTGTAGTAGAACTTGCTGGCCCCTTTGAAACAATGAACGAAAAACAAAGGCAGTTCTATGAATCCGTAATAGCCGCACAGAATCAAATACAAAAAGTGGTAGAAGCAAATGAAGCAGCTAACGCTAAGATTGAAGATGAAAAACAGAGAAAACTGGACAAACTAAACAAGGCTCGTTTCGCAGCGATAATGGCGCAATACGCTGCTGGAAAGAAACTGGAAGAGAAGCGTAAGAAAGAGGCAGAACAGGAAGAGGCAAATCAAAAGAAACTTGATGCTGCTGGCGATAAAGCCATTCTGGAGAGACAAGCTAAAGCTGAACTTGATCTAATTAAAGCTAACGCTGATTATGAGAGAGAGCAAAAAGAACTTGATGCCGCTGGTGATCTAGCAATCCTTGAGAATCAAGCTAGGGCTGAAAGAGAGTTGATGGATGCTAACGCTAGGTATGAGGGAGAGCAAAATGCAATCCGACAGAAAGAGTTAGATGAGTTAAACGATAAAGTTGAAGAAATGGCTGAAAGGCTGTCAATTCCATTTGCGGCAGCTTTAGGGTTAATACGTCAAGCTAAAGAAGAAGCTACAGTTGACCTTGATGCTTTTGGTGGCCCCGGCCCTTTCAAGTATGGTGGAAGTCAAACATTTAAGCCAGAGCCAGATAAAAAAGCCCAGAAATCAGACCTGCAACTCTTGAGGGAGCGACTAGACCTAGAGGATGCACTCCTTGGTAAAACAGAAGCCAGACAAAGGGTCATACAAGCCCTTGGTGTAGACTTTGTTAAGAATAACCCTAAGACTGTCGCTGGCCTTGAGGCACAGATTATCGCAACTCAAAACTTAATTCGTATTGAAGAAGAGCGCAAAGAGTTGGTAGATACGGTTACAGGTTCTATGGAAAATAACCTAATGGCATTAGCAGACGGTACTAAGTCAGTCAAAAGTGCCTTCCGTGATATGGCTAGGGACATCATAGCTCACCTCTACAAGGTTCTTGTCGTCCAGCAGATGGTCAATGCTGCCACAGCTTTCTTCGGTTTTGCTGACGGTGGTGCTTTCTCGGGTGGATCACAGATACAAGCCTACGCTAACGGTGGTGTAGTCGGTGGTCCAACTATGTTCCCTATGGCTGGTGGTAAGACTGGTCTCATGGGAGAAGCTGGCCCTGAAGCTATCATGCCACTCAAGCGTGGTGCTAACGGTAAGCTAGGTGTACAGATGGAAGGTGGCGGAGGTGATACTATTAACGTAGTACAGAACTTTAGCTTCCAAGCTAATGGTGACGACAGCGTTAAGAAGATCATTGCTCAGGCTGCACCTCAGATAGCTAACATGACTAAGAAATCCCTACTTGATGATCGTCGTAGAGGCGGAGCAACTAAAGCTGTCTTTGGTTAAAGGAACAACAATATGGCACTGAGCTATCCATTAGCTACACCAACGTCTATCGGGATTGAGAGCATTGAGCTTAGGGCTGTTAATGCTATAGCTGTCTCTCAGTCTCCCTTTACCTATAAGCAACAGATTGTTTCTCACGGTGGACAGAAGTGGGAAGCATCTGTCAATATTCCCTCGGTACACCGTGACAAAGCTGCACAGTGGAAAGCACTGTTGGTTGGACTTAAGGGGCCAGTAGGTACGTTCCTCTTAGGTGATCCTGACTATGCTACACCACAAGGTACAGTTAGCTCATGTACACTTACGGGTAACGCTGGAAATGACACAGCTTCTGTCGTTATGACTGGTACACTTAAGGCTGGTGACTACATTCAACTTGGGTCAGACTCATCTGCTAAACTCCATCAGGTACTACTGGATCAAGACGGAGATGGGACTATAGAGATATGGCCTTCGCTTCGGTCTGACTATACAGGTGCTACGGTAGTCTTTAATTCCCCTAAAGGTGTCTTCAGACTTGCTAACAATGTGACCTCATGGTCAATCAATAATGCGTCAACTTATGGCATCTCGTTTGAAGCTGTCGAAGCTGTGATATGATAAGGATATACTTTAATGGCCGATAAGAAAATTACCGAACTAACTAATATCACAGGCGTTAACCTAGTTGATGCCGATGAGTTTGTTGTCGTTGATATCTCAGCGGATGAGACTAAGGCTATTACCCTCGGTGAGCTTAAGAACGCCTTTGACACAGGTTCAGGGTTCGTAAGGATCACTGGCGATACCATGACGGGTGATCTTGCTCTGTCGGGGGCTGATGTAACCTTCGGCGACAACGACAAGGCCATCTTTGGTGCTGGCAGTGATTTGCAGATTTATCATGATGGGTCGCATAGTCGTATTGATGAGCAAGGTACTGGTGTCCTATTCCTTCAAACAAACGGAACCAATATTCAGCTTAATAAAGGAACAAGCGAAAATATGCTTGTTGCAAATGTGGATGGTTCTGTTGACCTTTACTACGACAACAGCAAGAAACTCGCCACCACCTCCACAGGTATTGACGTAACTGGCACAGTGACGGCTGACTCGCTGACTGTTCAAGCAACTTCTGGTAGTTCAACTGGAGTAATAAGGTCTGCTGCTGGATCAAACTCCGTATTACTCCTTGATACGCAAGACACAAGTTCTGTTAGTTACATAACAGCTAGTGGGTCTTTAGGTATTGCCACGGGTTCTGGAACACCACAACGTATGGTCATCGACTCATCGGGATCGGTTGGGATTGGGGCCACCAGCATATCAGGTGTTTTAACTCTACAAAAAAACCAAGCGGCTTCATCGACTGCTGGCACAGGAACAACACTCACACTCAATGGTGATGCTAATGCAGGAAATCCTTGGGAGATTTTTAGGGACAATGGAGTTACTGGTGATTTAGTTTTTTCACAGGACGCATCAGGGACACGCTCAGAACATATGCGCCTGGCATCGGGCAACCTGCTTGTGGGGACTACTGATGCAAACCTTTACAATACCTCTACTGAAACAGGCGTTGCATTAAGGAACAACGAAAAGTCTGCATTTAGTCGAGATGGGGGTGTTCCTCTATACATCAACCGCCTGTCAACTGATGGTGGCTTGCTGTACTTCCAAAAAGACGGCTCCACTGTGGGGAGTATTGGCTCTCAGGGCGGCGATCTCGTTATCGGCACGGGTGACACTGGTATTAAAACTGTAGATACTGTAGACGCTATTGTTCCTTATAACACAACTACAAATTCATCCCGTGATGCTGCTATTGACTTAGGTTATAACACCAACCGCTTCAAAGACCTCCACCTCTCTGGCGGTATCGAGATAGAAAACGGCACAGGCAATGTGGGCGTTGGTAAACAGGCGTTAAACTCTAACACCGCCAGCAACAACACAGCCGTTGGGTATCAGGCTGCTTATACTAATATTTCGGATAACATTTCTGCGTTTGGTTGGAAGGCACTTTATAATAACATTTCTGGTGAGTTTAATATTGCACTTGGAAATCAGGCGCTTCTATCAAACACAACAGGCGCATCTAATACCGCTTCTGGCTATCAGGCACTTGTAGTAAACACCACTGGAGTAGAAAATACCGCCTTGGGGTATACGGCTGGGGCTAGTAATACTACTTCCTCTTACAGTACGTTTATTGGTAAGGCAGCAGGATACTATTCTACTGGTGCGCAAAGCACATATGTAGGCGAACAATCAGGATATTATATTACCTCTGGTGCAAAGAACACCATCCTAGGCCGCTACAACGGCAACCAAGGCGGCTTGGACATCCGCACCTCAAGCAACAACATCGTGCTGGCTGATGGGGATGGTAATCCTAGGGTAAACTGGAACTCAAGTGGGCAAGCGCAGTTTAGATCAACAAGTAGTGCTTCAGAATCGGCTCTAAACTCTTCGTTAATATCTGGCGATGGTCTAGGGGCAGTGTTGAATATCTTTTCTGCAAGGCCAAACAATGACGCATACTTCAATTTTGTAGGCTCAAATACTGCTAATACTGTCACTTTCAAAGTGTTAGGAACTGGAAATGTTCAAAATACAAATAATAGTTATGCTGGTATTTCAGACGTTAAGCTAAAAGAAAATATTGTTAATGCTTCATCACAATGGGATGATATAAAGGCATTGACTGTGCGTAAGTACAGCATGAAAGAAGACAACCTTGATGCGCCCAACAGGCTTGGTGTTATTGCTCAAGAAGTTGAGGCCGCTGGTATGTCTGGCTTAGTGCTTGAAAACATTGATCGTGATGAGGACATGAATGATCTTGGCACAGTCACAAAAGCAGTCAACTACTCTATCCTCTACATGAAAGCAGTCAAGGCATTGCAAGAAGCCATGACCCGCATTGAAACACTAGAGGCAAAAGTAACTGCCCTAGAAAACTCTTAATCGTAACCAGTTAGAAAAGGATAAAGACATGACCGATACACCAACCACAGAAGAAATTGCACAGCATTACACAGCAATGGGTCACTCAGTTGACTTGATTAACGCAGGTCAACCAGAGGGCATGGAAGATGCAGATTGGTCTGACACTGTGTCACGCAATGTTGAGCATCTGGAACTCATGGTAGCCAAAGACTTCTGGACTACAGAAGACATGACCGCTGCTAATGCTGCAATCGCAGCTAACGAATAGAGGTTTAACCTATGGCAATCACTTACAATTGGACTATCCCCACATGCGAACACGATATCGCAACGGGTGGTATTAACGTAGTACACTGGCGCTGCACTGGCGTTGACGGAGATCACTCTGCGTCATCCTATGGCACAGTGGGCTTAACACCTGACCCTGACGCATCTGACTTTGTTGCTTATGCTGACGTAACTGAAGCACAGGCTCAAGGCTGGGTCTGGGGCAGCGTATCACAGGCTGATACTGAAGCGTCTATTGCTGCTAAGATTGACGCATTGATTAACCCAACTGAAGCCTCTGGAAATCCTTGGGCTGCTTAACTTAACTGAAAGGAGATCAACATGACAACTGAAGACAAAAAGGTTATCATCACGATTAACGAAGTAGACTACACAGAAGATCAACTGACGGATGCACAGAAGATGATGATCAATCATATCAACTCTCTGCAACAAAAGATTAACTCAGCGGAGTTTAATTTAGATCAACTCAAGGTAGGTAAGCAAGCCTTTGTTGATATGCTTACAGCTTCAACTGAAGAAACACCAGAAGAGTAAGGTAGGTTCTAATGTCCCGTGATCTAAGTAGTATTACAATAGATAGTATCTCTGAGGATGTCGTATATCCATTCTTTGCCGTTGAGCTTCAGTTCGATGATAATATCATAAGAATGTGGACAGGTCAGGGGACATTAGTTCTTTCAGATGAAACTGAGTGGATTGGCCTTGGTCAACTCCTCAATATCTCCTCTATTGAAGAAACCTCTGAGATGTCCGTAAAGGGTGCTTCTATTAGCCTTAGCGGTATTCCATCGGATCTACTCTCTTTAGCTCTCAGTCAGCCTTACCAAGGGCGTGTAGCTAAGATATACTTTGGTACATTCCAGCAGGGTAGCATACTGCAAGAAACATCAGATTACATTCTCCTAGAGGGTGGTGGCAGGATTAACCTAGAGAGTATGTCTCAAGGTTTTAACGAGATATTCTCAGGTTACATGGATCAGATGAATATCGTAGAATCTGGCGACACAGCTACGATTGAAATGATGGTTGAGAACAAACTCATTGACCTTGAGAGAGCTAGGATAGCTAGATTTACCTCTGGTTATCAGAAGTCAATTTACCCCGGTGACCTTGGCTTAGACTTCATTGAAGACTTACAAGACAAGCAGATACCTTGGGGTAGAGCCTCTGATGGTTGAGTATAGACAAGAGTTCTTAAGTCTTGCGGAAGATGAAGTTGCTCCCTTAGCCATCCTAGAGTGGGAAGAGTCAGGACATCCAACACAAGACCTTCACATAAACTGGGATGAATACTTTAGGTTAGAGGAAGCTGGACACCTCAAGTTCTTTACGGCTAGAAAAGAGGGATTACTAATAGGATACTTTGTTGTTATCATTACAGCCCCCCTGACATCTAAGTTTGATCCTGTTGGGATTTACGATGCAGTGTACGTCCACAAGGACTACAGGAAGTCTACAGTGGGTAAGCGACTGTTTAAGTTTGTGGAGACTTGCATGAGAGAAGATGGCGTCTACAGGGTTGTAGCGTCTTCCTCTAGCAAAAACCCTATCGGTCGTTTCCTTATACGCATGGGATACCATGAGATAGAAACTAAATACGAGAAAGTTTTATAACATGGTAGTAGTCTCAACCCTTCTTGCAGTTGGAAGTGCCACTTTCTACGCCCTTGCGTTGCCAGCGGTATCATCTCTCTTTGTAATAGGTGCTGTGGGTGCAGCAACAATCGCACTTGGTGCAGCAGCATTACGGGCGCTTATGCCCAAGCCACCAAGTTTTAGCAACCGTGGGTATCAAACGACAGCCTTTGGCTCTGCATTAGACCATCAGATTATCTATGGTAAGATGAGGGTTGGTGGCGCTCGTATATACGATGAAGCTACGGGTACTAACAATAAGTATTTACACCGTATCATTGCGGTTGCTGGACATGAGATAAAATCATTTGATGATATCTACATTAACGATGAGGTTATTACTTTAGATGGTAGTGGTAATGTTACGTCTCCTAGTCGATACAATGGTAAGGTTCGTATCAAGTTACACCTTGGTGGCTCCGATCAAGCTGCCGACAGTTTTCTCGTAAGTGAATCTGTACATTGGACTACTGAGCATAGGCTCCGTGGTATTGCCTATATGTACATACGACTACAGTTTGATGCTGATGTTTTCCCTAATGGTATCCCTGAGATTACATCAACCATTAGTGGTAAGAAGGTCTATGACCCTCGTACATCAACTACAGTGTGGTCAGATAATCCAGCTTTATGCTTGAGGGACTACCTTACATCTTCTTATGGTATATCTGAGGCTACTGCTAACATTGATGACACTTTGGTCATTTCTGCTGCTAACGTATGTGACCAGACTAACACAGATGCTGGTACGACACGTTATACTTGTAATGGCGCTTTCACTACAGCCTCTACTCCTTACGACATGATAAACTCTCTGCTTACGTCTATGGACGGTAGCTTATGGTATGCTCAGGGTAAGTGGCGTATGAAACCAGCCTATTGGACTACACCTGTGCTTGATCTTAACGAAGATGACCTTCGTTCTAACATTAGCGTATCCACACGTCACTCTCGTAGAAATAACTTTAATGCTGTTAAAGGTACATTCCGTGGTGAAGAAAGTAACTGGCAGACTACAGACTACCCACAAGTAACTAATGCAGACTTTGTTACGGCTGATGGTGGGCAGGAATCTGTAGCTGATGTTGACTTACCGTTTACAGATAACTCTGTTGAAGCTAGACGTATCGCTAGAATTTCGCTGGAGCGTAATAGACAACAGCTTACTGTTAGTGCTTCCTTTGGGCTAAAGACACTGCAAGTACAAGTTGGTGATAACATCCGATTGACTAACTCTCGCTTCGGTTGGACTAACAAAGAGTTTGAAGTTGTATCTTGGAGCTTTGGTCTTACTGAGGGTCTTGACCTACAGACACAGATGACCCTTCGTGAAACTGCTGAATCTGTATATGATGAAGTTGATGATGGTGTCGTTTATGAGAGAGACAACACAACCCTTCTGTCACCATTTGATGTTCCTACGGTGGGTATATCTGTGGTTGCTCTCGCTCAAGTTAGCAATCAAAAAGTCTCTAACATTGCTGTCGCTACAGTTACATCAGGCCGATCAGAGGCAGTTGACCATGTGGAGGTAGAGTACAAGCTCTCTACTGAGTCAACCTTCTCCTCGTTTGGTCAGGGGCAGTTGGGTGAATTTAGAGTTAGGGACTTAGAAGTTGCTGACTATGACTTTAGAGCTAGGGCTGTAAACACTTTTGGCATTAAGGGAGATTTCACTACTGTATTAGATGTTGAGATCAACGCTTTCATCGGTGATCCATCGGATATATCTTCTTTGACAACAGAATTATCTGGTGGAACCTTATTCCTATCGTGGCCCCCTGTTCCTGACGCTGACTTGAGCCACTATGAAGTAAAGCATAACTCTAATACCACAGGTGCTACTTGGGGCAACTCTACTACGATAATCGAGAAGATTGCTAGACCGGGAACTTCAGCTACTGTGCCAGCTAGGTCGGGTACGTTCTTAATTAGAGCCTACGACAAGGAAGGAAACTTCAGTGCTGACGTGACGACTTCGGTGGTTCTTTCCTCTGAGTTGCCTCAGCTAGGTCAAACGGACACTCAAACTGAAGACCCAGGATTCTCTGGCACTAAGACTAACACTACTGTAATCTCCAGCAATTTAGAGATTGACGATACTTCTGCTGCTAGTCCGACAGGTGAGTATCTGTTCAGTAACTATATTGACACAGGCTCGTCTCGTAACGCTCGTGTCACAGGCATACGAACATTTACCCGTGGATATGACAATGGTACGTTACTGTGGGACAACATCCCTCAGAACTTTGATACATGGCCCGGTAACTTTGATACTTGGACCGATGAAACTGCTTCTTTTGGGGATGTGTCCATTACAGTGTATGTATCCGCTACACCAGATGATCCCGCCAGTTCTCCAACTTGGGGTAGCTATGTTCCTGCTAATGGTGCTGAGGTGGTTGGCAGAGCCTTCCGTTTTAAGGCTATCTTAAATAGTACAAACACAAACTTCACTCCAGTTGTATCTGCACTTAGTGCAACAGTTGAATACTAAGGAAAGCCGACATGAGCCAACACGATCTTGATATTGCAAACCAGACAGCATCCGCCGCACGAAGTGATATAAATAACGCGCTTCAAGCCTTGGGAAGCACCAATAGTGGGGCTTCTGCACCAGCGACAACTTATGCTAATATGTTGTGGTATGATACTACCGCTAATATTCTTAAAATCAGGGCTGAGGCTAACGATGCTTGGATTAGCATTGGCTACTTCGACCAATCAGCAGATGCCTTTCGCATACTTGACGACACACAAGTTACAAACACAAGTGGTACTCAAACTGGATTACTTGGAGATCAATCAACAGCAACTTGGGAAGCTGGCACAGGTACTACTGAAAGCCTTGTGTCGCCAGCTAAGGTTAAGTCTGCTATTGAGGCTCTTGCACCTTCTCAAAGTACAGACGCCTATGCTGTCGGTACTTATGCTCATGTAGGTCGTTATAGCACTGTAGTACACAACATTGGTGATACTGTAGCTGGAAGCGAATTGTTTAGTTGGGAGCTTTATAGTAGCAATGACCTTCGTTCTGGAACAACCAGTGCTACGGCTCCTGCGACTGCTGAGGGTCAAGCCCAGACAAGTTTTACTGGAACTTGGAGGTGGATGTCAGCAGGAAATCAAGCAGGTACTCGTTCTAGGCTTGGTTTAGCAGTAAGAATTTCATAATAGGAGTTACTATGTCATACAAATTCGGTAATCGTAGCCTACAGAGGCTCTCAGGTGTAAACCCTGACATGGTACAAGTTATGAAACGTGCCATTGAAATCAGTGAGAGGGACTTCACAATCATCGAAGGTATTCGATCTGAGGTCCGTCAGCGTGAGTTGTACAAATCTGGCAAGTCACAAACGATGAAATCACGACACCTAACAGGAGATGCTATCGACTTAGTACCTTACCCTGTGTCGTGGGAATGGGAAGACTTTTACCCAGTAGCTGATGCAGTTATCCAAGCGTGTAAGGACGAAGACATAGCCTTGCGCTGGGGAGGTAATTGGAGAGTAAAAGACCTTCGTGAATGGGACGATACGTCAGAAGATCTTGTAGCAGCATACGATGGTAAGTTCTACGATTTGCCGCACTTTGAAATACCAAGGAAATAAAAGATGAAACAAGAACCGTGGCATTTGAGTAAAAGCGTACCCTTAACACTAGTCCTAGCTATCGCCTGTCAAACTGTCGCTCTAATATGGTTCGTTGCCACATTAAGAAATGACGTAGACACTAACAGAAATAACCTATCCAGACTTGAAGGTCGCACTATGTCAGTAGAGAGCTTAGTGCAACGACAAGCAATTTCTATCGCAAGAATGGATGAAAACATAAAAGCTATACGATCTGCTGTTGAGAAGATGGCAGACAGGAGTACAGAGGCACGTTAAAATGATAGACCCTATTACTGCTGTCGGCCTAGCTACATCCGCTTTTAATGTCTTAAAACAAGGTATTTCCGCTGGTAAGGATATTCAAGAGATGTCTAGCACCCTAGCAAGATGGGGTAGTGCCTTTAGTGACTTTCAGTACGCAGAAGATAAAGTTAAGAATCCTCCATTTTATAAGATGATGTCTGATAACTCTGCAAATGCTATCGAAATCTTTGCTCAGAAGAAGAAGATGCAACAGATGAGAAAGGAAATCAAAGACCACATCAGTTTCGTGTACGGACCAAGTGCTTGGGAGGAAGTTCTCAGTATTGAGGCTGAAATGCGCAGGATCAGGAAAGAAGAAGCATACAAGAAACAAGAAATGATAGATAACACAATTAACTTTCTAGTTGGTGCAGTTGTCTTTGTTGTAGCTTCTGTTGGTGTTGGGACTGCCCTTTACTATCTAGGTAGGTATCAAGGTAAGTGGTAACTAGGAGACTTATTAAATGACAGAGTATGACCTTAATGGGAACGGCAAGATAGACCCAGAAGAGCGAGAGCTTCTATTAGAAGACCGCCGATTAAAGATGGAAGATGCAGACCATAAACGTGATGCTCAACTCAGGATGACATGGTTTGCTTTGTGGGGTATGTTGATATACCCTATTGGTATTGTCATTGCTGATCTAATTGGGTACGACACAACTGGACGACTGTTAGCTGACATTGCACCTACTTACTTCGTAGCCATAAGTGCTTTGGTAGCATCGTTCTTTGGATTCTCTAGCTTGGGAGCTAAGAAATGATAGGTAAAATACTAGGTGCAGTGGGTGGACTAGCTACAACCTACTTAGATGGCAAGGTAGCTGTACAGAAAGCTAACGCTGAGATTAGAGTTAAGCAAGCCACTGGTGAGATCGACTGGGACATTGAAGCAATCAAGGCCACACAGAACTCGTGGAAAGACGAGTGGATTACCCTACTGTTCTCTATTCCCCTTATACTAGCCTTCTGTGGTGATTGGGGTAATCAGATAGTGCAAGCTGGATTTACTGCACTTGAGGTTATGCCAACGTGGTATCAAGTTTCCCTTGGGGGGATCGTAAGTGCCAGCATAGGACTCAGGTCAATATCTAAATTCTACAACAAGTAATTTACAATAAAATAAGCCCCCGTATTCCACTGAAGGAGTACGGGGGCTTTTTCTATTCTTCTAGGCCAATCTCTTTCATGCAGAGGGCTAAACCTTGGTACATGGTATCTATTTCAACCTCCATCTTACCTATCCTGTACAGAGCATATGCGTTAGCTGCTAGGCTTAGTAAGACCGCACCTTCGTAAAAAGTCAAAGTCATATGTTCTCCTCCATAAATGTCCTAACCCACATTGCTGTGATACCTGATCGTACAATATCCTCTATACCAAACTCAATGACTGGCACAGGTAACATATGCTTTTTCGCTAAGTGTATCACCTTTGATAGGCCATCGGCTTCCTTGAGATCACTCTGCATAACGTCACCATTGAGAACGATTGTCGTACCTTCTCCCACACGGGTTAGAACCATCTTAAGTTCATGCAGGGTTATGTTCTGCGTTTCATCGACAATTATGAAGGCATTATCGAAGCTACGCCCACGCATGAGTGCAAGAGGTGCCATCTCAATGTTGCCATTCTTGATCCCTGTTTCCACTGTCCCCTTACCAAGGTGCTTCTCCAGAACATCCAACACAGGCAAAGCCCAAGGCATAGTCTTCTCATTTAGGTCTCCTTTCAAGAAACCAAGCTCTTTACCTACGGCTACATGAGGACGTGTAATAACGATCTTGTCTATCTGCTTTGTGATGTATAGGTCAGCAGCATATGTCGCTGTAACATACGTCTTACCAGTGCCAGCAGGACCAAGGATAAACACTTGCTTATTCCCCCGTAGGGCATCTAGTAAGTCCCTTTGCTTATCTGTCTTAGCGACAATACCTGATGTAGTCTTCTTGTCGGCCCCCTTGTAGGTTGTCTTACGTCTTGATCTCGTAGGCTTCTCGGGGAAGTCATCCATTACCGACCCTCTTTCTCCAGTTTGGCTTTGAGTTCTGTGTAGCCACCAATGTGATTCCCACTAGCGTCAAATATCTGTGGGACTGTGGTTAGATTAGTTTTCTTGATTAACGACAAGACCCATCTTGAGCTTTGGGAATGCACGTTATACTCTGTATAAGGGAAGCCGCTACCCCTTAGCAAAGACTTAGCTGCATCACAGAAGTTACATTGGTCACGGGTTATGATGGTGTACATAAGGTCTCCTAGTAAGCAGTTTATACACTTGCTTAGGTGCTTTGGTTACACTAGGTCTACGATCTCACAGCTATCTCCAGAACAAGCTAGTGTCTGGCTACCTGCCGTGTTGTCCTCTTGCTCGTATTCCGCAAGCTCATTCCAGTTTAGGGTAGGTGGCATGAGGGACTTTAAGGTTTCGTAGTCAGACTTACCACACTCTTGATACGGTGCTTGTTGGTATGTGTGTTCGTTGTACGGGAGGAACGACACACCTGACATCTCATCAAAGTGCTTGTAGACGAAAGCACCAACCTCAAACCACTCATCAGCCCTTACATTAATTGTCACGGAGGGCTTATGCTCACACCAATTTCGCTGGTAGGCTAACCACATCTCTAACTGTTCGATAGCAGTCATGTCAGATGTTGTCACAGCGTTGTCAGGAGACTTCATAGGAAAGCTAAACACCACTGTGGTATCTGGCTTCATCACACAAGGCTCATTTGGTATGCCACGGTCCTTCAGAAAGTTTGTAAGCGGGTCTTTAATGTCACCACGGACAGTACGAATGTAGTAAGGTGAGTGACGAGCATGGATACCACTAGCAGAATCAACAAGTTGGGAGACAGTGCCAGAAGGCTTGACGCAAGTGATAGCAGTAGCAACAGGGATACCAAGACGTTCAGCCCATTCAGCATTAGTAGTAATAGCGACATTTCTAAGATGCTCCAGTGTTTTGTCTAATCCACCGTTCTTGATGGTCATTAGAGGATTGTCCATGATACCTGTGAGGCTAACCCCCAACAGACGCTCTTCTTCTGTATTGTCTTTCCACTCCTTAGATAGGTATGGGAAGTGTGTGTAGGTACTTTGTACTGTACCCAAGATGGTAGCAAGTTTTACCTTACGCTCTAGGTCTTCTACTGTATCCGTTGCACGGACTACGCACTCCGTTAGGTTACAAAACTGCGAATCACGGAGGATGATTTCCGAACATGGATTCGTGCCAAAGTCAAGGTCTGATTTACGGCGTCCGTTCTTTGATGCCTGTACCTTAGCTGCTTCCCGATTGAAGATACCACGTTCACCACTTCCACTTTCCACTAGGGCTTGCCACTCACGCATGAAAGAGATGCTGTCGGGCTTCTCAGTATAGCTCACAGAGTTGTTAGCCAAAGCTCGTTGTGGGTTGTTCTCCCACCATGCACCTGACTTAGCGTGACGCATACGGTCATCTGACAAGTTAGACAGAGAGATCATAGCTGAACGGCGTACACCACCTACAACAACAACTTCACCAATCTTACACATGATGTCGTGACATTCGATAGAGGATAGCTTACGTCCTGTAGAACCCTTGAATGTGTGAACGACAAAGTTGAACAAGTCAATTAGAGGCGCTGGGCCAGAGGCACGACCACCGAAGGTCTTTAGTCTAGCCCCTGCTGGACGAACCTTAGATATATCCCACTTGGGAACTTCACCGCTGTACAACAAAGCAATAAGCTGACGTAGAGCTTTGGCCCAACCCTCTTTGCTATCTTTAACCACGATTGTTGTGTCGCTGTTAAACATTTGATCTGGCACTTCTGGTAGCTTGTTGATGTACTGACGCTCAACTGAGAACCCTACACCTGTACCACATAACAAGATAAACATAGCTTGGTCGAAGCTCTTGATGTTCTTAACTGCCAGATAACTACAGTTATACATAGCAGTATTGTCACGGAGGGCTGCTGGACCAGCGGTCATAAGAGAGCGCATGGATGGCATAACGTCAAGCGATAGGATAGCTTGCTCAATCTGACGAATGTAACTGTCGTCTCCTGCCACAGGCTGTACGATGTTCTCCATGTAACGGGCTACTGTTTCCTCCCATGTCTCACGGCGTCCCTCTTTGTCCAGCCATCGTGCATAACGTGACTTGTGAATGAAAGACTGGTAGTCTGTTGGTAGTGTATTGCTCATTTACCGCGCCCTCGCATTGTTTTATCTTCATCTAACCAGACCATACGGTCAATGTCTTCTCGGCTAATGCCAATGTCCTTTAGCTCTCTGTCGGACAGTCGGTTCAGTATCTTGACTGCTTGTCGGTGTTCTGACCACATCACACAGTATCGCATGAACCTAACGACAATATTGTTTACCCATCTCTTCTTCATCGGTTGTCTCCTGAACCCTTAATAACACCACGTCTGGCTCTATCGTTTAACTTATCCATATTTACTTCCATGACCTCTGGTAGGTTACTGTAGAAGTAATTAGCCAAGGCTGTCGTATAGAATAGAACGTCACCTAACTCCTTGATGATATCTTTCTGATTAACCTTCGTATTGTCACGGAGGTACTTCTTTACCTTCTCAGCTACTTCTCCAGCCTCACCCACGAGACCTAAGGCATTTTCCACTAGACGGGTCTCACCCTTTGTCGTGATCTTACCTTCAACCCAGTAGGAATACTCCATCGGTGTCACGTTTACGATGCTAAAGGCATCAATATCTTCTTGCGTAATCATATTGCTCTCCCGTAGAACTCTGTCTGTTTACTGGTGTCTTTGGCTATATCGAACAGATACCAAGCGCAGTTGTCTTTACCTACGCTCTTACTATCCTCAATCCATTTGACCCTACCAATGCTAACTACCTTGACACAATAGGTCATCAAGATAGCTGACTGTTTAGTGTGCATCCAATCGGCATCAAAGAGTAGCCATGTTGGACACATCTGCATCCACCCTTCGATAAATGGGTGCAGGAGTTTTCTATCCCAAGGTGGGTTGGTGATACATAAGTCAGCACCACCGAAAGCCATATACAACTCCAAGAAGTCTTGCTCACCCATGTTAATGGAATCATGTAAGCAAACCCTTGGGTCTCTAGGCTCAATGTCACAAGCAAAGATACACTCACTATGACCATCTGTAAGACTGTCTATGTGGTCTATCAAACGCCCATCTCCCGCACAAGGCTCGTAGTAGTCAAACGAATAAGGCAAGTGCGGGATCAGAGGCTCAACTGCTGCCCTTGGTGTTGGGTAGTAATCCCTTGGTATTCTGTCAAAGTCACTACGTTTCCCCATACATAGCCTTTAGTCGTGACTGGGAGATAAACTCTGGATCGTACATGCCGTTCTCCACCTCCCGTTTAACAACTATGCCTGACCACCACTCTTTGTTGGCTTGCCCTGCCCAACCTTCTGCTGCACCTTTGTAGCACCCCGCAACAAGACCGATAACTCCGTTAGGGTGTGAAGAGTCCTTAAACTTAAGATCACGTTTATGGCTATGACCACAAGTAGAACTATGATGCCTGTGAGCCAGTAGTGCATTAGCATGGTGCATACCAGACATAGCAGACCCAAAGTTACCACTACTAAAGAAGTGAGCATACGAGACGCCATCGTAATCAGCAATCGCTGGCGCGGAGTGTTCATACTCGTGGTACTCATCGAACCATCTGTCCGTCTGGAGATGCCCGAAAGATATGCCGTACTTTGATCCTTCGAGTCTTGGGTCGTGCTTAATAGCTTTCTTAATTCTGTTTTCATGGTTTCCCTCAAATCCTATGTAAGTTGGACGTTTTCTCTTGTGGTGTCTAAACTTCCATCGGATGCGTTCTTGTGCATCATTGTACTGCTCGATGTCTGCCTCATAACTCTGACTGACGATTGCCTCTGGGTAACGAGTGTCAAATGTATTTAATGACCGCATGTCAGCGCCATCACCCAAGTCAACGACATAATCAGGTTTAAGGTCATACAAAAACTCCCCTAACCAATTAAACCTCTCGTTACTCACAGTCGGATCAACGTGAGCGCATGAGAAGACTACGACTGTCTTACCTGCCATTATGTTTCCTTTATCCATTCCTCTGGGATTAACTTGTCTGCATAGATGTAACCGTGTTTGTCACACCAATCAGCATAACTTGTCTTTGAACCTTTACTTATCTTACCCTTAGAATTAGAGAAGACAAACCGTATGTCAAGTTTAGGAAACTGTCGTTGTACTAACAGATGCTTCTTTCTGTCGGCAGCTACGAACCGTCCTTTGGATTCTACGATGATACCGTTGGGGAGTTCAAAGTCAGGTGTGTAGGTTCTAATCTCGTTAACCTCATACTTGATCTTGAACTCCTCATACTTGAACGGCACACCAAGGCTCTTTAGTTGCTCTGAGATACGATCCTCTAGTCCTGATCTATAGCCATGCTTTAGACCTCTTGAGGCGGCTCCCACAGTTGATTGTCGTGCCGCCTTAGCCATAGTAACCTCGCATTTTCAATGATCCTCTCTGTGTCCCCATCATAAGCCTTGACACATGCTTCCCAGAGGTCGTCTTCTGTGTTGCAATCAGTAAGGATTTTAGCTGCTTTCTTAGGGCCAATACCATACAGCCCCTTGATGTTGTCTGCGGCGTCACCCATTAGTATTTGAGTGTAGAAGAACTTAGTCCCTGACCACTCATCTACTTTAGTCCACTCACCCTTTACGAAGTTAAAGTGCCAACAAGGGATTTGTAACATATCTTTATCTACTGAGGCGACAGTGCAATTATACTCTAATTCCGCTGCTGCCTTTGCGATAAGATCATCCGCTTCCTCATTGTCACTAACGAGAGCATTATATTTGTTAATCATATGCTCCCTTGTCGTACCTAGAAACTCAGGCTTCTTTGTGGATTCTCTATTTCCCTTGTAGGGGTGGGACTTAGCAATCTCAAACCTAAAGTTTGTCTTTCCAGTTAGGTACGTTTGGTAGTCGGTAGATAGCGGAAAGGGAAGATCAATTGTCTCATCTAAGATGTACTCCATAAGATCATCAACCTTCTCTTCCGCATCTTTAGCTGTAAAGTCTTGAGTGGCAAAGGCTGCACGATAAGCTATAATGTCGCCATCAATTAGGACTTTGCCTTTGGACATCTAAATCTCCCCGAAGGTGACCGTACCATCGTCCTTCTCAAACCCTACGTCAGTTACATAACTGAAACCTGCGCCTCGCATAGCATCAGATAGGAACTGGCTCATTGTGTAGAGATCGAAGACACCATCTCGTGATGCACTTGAAGAACCTTCGATACCATCCTCTTCCTTGTCGTAATAAAAGTCTATACTAACTCGCATATTTAATCCACCATAAACATTTCATCATCTTCAGTAGAGCTTGCACCCTCGTAAGCTACATGGTCTGTTACACCGACTGCAATAAGCCGTAGACCTGCACCCTTAGAGTAAGTTTCAAACTGCACCTTAGCTCGTGTACCGTTACCTAAAGCTCCATCCCCTTCTAACGACCACCAAGATTTATTCTCAATACCGTTAGTCAAGTTGACAACCTTTGGAGATCCACCAAAATCAACCTCAGTCTCTTTACCGTTCTTGTCACTGAATGTCATCTTGTGATCGTGCATCCGTGTTAACTTAACAAACTTACCAATTCCAAAACTATTGCCCTCCTTTACTCGGTCGTTGCCCATCGGATGTGGTTGCATACCAGCTTCAAGCAGTTCCTCTATCTGCTCTTCGCTAGTGAAGTATGCGTTAACAACGTACTGACCGTTATGCTTTGCGGCTTTTTTTGCAGCGTTATTTCCATCCCCACCCATATCTCGGTTATCTTCAAACACCTTCGGGTACTCAAGAACCATGTCCATTGTGTGTTTAGCCATTTACTCTTCCTCTGTTTAAGCTGCTGGTTTGCAGCACTGGTAATATACTATAGGGATATTTTTCGAGATTTGTAACATACTTTTTTACTTTTATTTCACATTAGTGAATATCAGCATATGTATTCCCAAATTGTACATCTGTCCCTAGTGGTACGTTTAGATTTATTGCATCGTTTACGTTGTTTATACTCATCTGCATTATGTTCTCTGTTTTATCTTCGTCTCCCCCTCTTGTTAATACAATAATCTCATCGTGAAACTGACCTATAGTCTCTAGTCCCATGCCACGACATTCCTTGACCCAGCTATCGAAGCAGTAGACACCCGTACTTTGATTTAGTGTACTGAAACGATCCTTGTCGCTGCGCAAGCTATGCCAGAAACCTGACACTGGGTTCTTGAGCCACATACCACCGAATAGCTCACGAACCCGTAGGTTCTTTGCTACCTTCTCAATAGCCCAGTTACGAGACCAGAACGCCTCCAGTAGAACCTTGGCCTCACCTTTGGTCATACCTGTCTCACGGGCCAGCTTAGGCGCTCCTACACCGTATGTAGCACTGTAGTTAACTACCTTGTAATTCTTACGGAGGGCTTTGAGTGAACGCTCTCCAGAATTGTGCTTGTCGATGTCACCTTGGGTAATAACACCAGCGTGTAGAGCCAAGTCTAAGTGTGGGTCAAAACCTTCACGGCTCATAGCCTCAACGTAGTCAGGGTCTAGTGGCTTCATGTAGTGTCGTTTGGTTGTGTCCTCTAGTG